CGACTTTTCGGCCAAATGGAAACCCGTGCCGGGCGCTACGCTAGCAGAATGGCAGATTGCGGCGTACCCGTTCGCCAACATGGTTGTCGCCGCAAACGCCGTGATTCAGATGCCGCTAAAAGTTAGCATGATGTTGATATTGCCGTCGCAGAATGATCCCGAAAACAATTATTCAACCAAGCTGAATTTGTTCACATCGATTCAAACCCAGATCCAGAAGCACATCTCACTCGGCGGTTATTTTACGGTGAATACGCCCGCGTTTATTTACACTGGAATGCTGTTGCGCACGATCCGCGACGTAACGCCGGCCGGCAGCACACAGCCGCAAATTATTTGGCAATGGGATTTTGAACAACCGTTGATCAGTTTGCAAAATTCTGCGCAAAGTCTCGGCAATGTCATGGGTCATGTGGAAAACGGCACGCCCACGCAAACGTCGTGGAACGCGCCGGGGACGACTAATTTATGACCACGCTGACACAATTTAACCCGTCGCAAAGCACTCCATTTCAGTTCAATCTCGTATTGGATGGAACAAACTACGTGGCGTCATCCCCGTGGAATTTGTACGGCCAGCGGTATTACATCCAAATATATGACACGTCGCGCAATTTGGTCATGTGTCGCCCGCTGATCGGATCGCCGCCGGAGTACGACATCAATCTGGCGCTGGGTTATTTCACCACGTCAAAACTGGTCTATCGTGTCAGCACAAATAATTTTGAGGTGACACCGTAATGCGCTATTACAAAATTACGCTGTCCACATCAACGACAACAAAAACGGCATTTAATACGATCACCTATTCGTCGCTGAATTCGGACGGCAGCAACAACCCGATGGCGCTGCAGATCGATCTGGATTTATTTCAAGGATTATTTCATCAGCCGTCGCAGAATGGCATGATTACAATCTATGGCGTACCGTTCGCCGATCTGAGTCAAGCATCAAATTTTACCAATGCGGACATCACAATTGAAGTCGGCATGTCGGCAGGATTACCGCTAGCAAACCCAAAACAGGCCGGCATTGTCATTCAAGGCACGGTTTTTCAATCTTACGGAAATTATCAAGGTACTGACGTTCGATTGAATTTGATCATCATTCCATATTCGATCAGTCCGACAGCCGAGGCAAATTTATCATTCAATTGGATTGAGGGTCAGACGTTGACGCAGGCCGTATCTTCGACATTGGGCGTTGCGTTCAATCTGCCAATAACCGGCAAATTTAGCGACAGCATTGTGGCCACAGAAACCCAGCCGGGCATCTATTTTACAATGAAATCGCTCGCGCAATATGTCAACGACACGAGCCTGCATGCAGCGCAACCAGTCGGCTATCAGGGTGCAGTCATGTCGGTCAATAGCAATGGCATCACGCTATCCGATGGCACCGCGCCGGTAAAAGATATCACCGCCATACAATTTACTGACATCATCGGAAATTTAACCTGGATTGATGCGGTCACTATTCAGGCAAAATTGGTAATGCGGCATGATCTGAACGTGAATGGTTACGTGACATTTCCACCAGGCGCGCCGACGATCAATAACGCAACGCAGTACAACCAGATTCGCAATACAATTTCATTCGACGGCACATTCCAAATCACGACAGTGCGACATGTTGGAAGTAGTCGCCAGCCGACCGCCGATAGCTGGGTGACGGTCATTGATGCAATAATTAGCAACCCTACATTAAAATGAGCAATAGCCAAAAAACCCCATTCTCGGTATCGATAAATAGCGTCATTGCGCAACGGATATCCGACGCCTTGCAAGGTCTGGGCAATGTGCTGCCGTGCCATGTGGTCGCTGTGGATGGCGCAATCGTCACGGTCAATTTTGACGTGCAGGTAAATAATAATTTTACGCTGCCGCCCGTCACCTGTTCGACTATTGGGAGCAGGTATATCAGAATCCCATTGCAGATTGGAGACAAAGGCATCTGCATTTCTGCCGACGTAAAACTGGGTGGCATAACCGGTCTGGGCAAGGGTGCTGCACCGATCACGTCGGCGAGTAATCTGGGGGCATTAATTTTCATCCCGGTCGGCAATGTGGATTGGGATGACATCAGTTCGACTGCATCGTTTATGCGCGACGCTAACAATTCGGTATCTGTCACATTAGATGCCGGATCAGCAAATGTGGATGGCAATATGTCAGTATCTGGTAATTTATCGGCTGGAAATGGGATAACATGTATGTTCACGACATTGACCGGACAGACTGTTACTGTGCAAAATGGAATTGTGACCAATTTAATTTAGGACGATTATGGCCGCGTGTTTTCAATTACTTAACGTTGATTATTTTAATAATTTAATTTCAGAAATTAATAGCGCGATGACGCCTGAACAATTGCAGGAAATTGTCAATTCCGCATTCAATGATATTTCAACTTTAGAAAGCACAATGACCGGACAACTCGCTTTGTTGGCGCCGATAAATGCGCTTCTTACTATTCCGGCGACCAACCCAGCGGCAATAGTGACGTGGATAACGTCGTTGATCACTGATGTTCTGACGCCAATGTATCAGCCCTATATAACAATGACCGCTCAGATCGCGGCATTAATTGTGCAAATTGCAGAATTGACTGCGGCAATTGAGTCTGCGCAACTTTCACTATCTACAAATTTCCCCGATATTTCCATTGATATACCGGCAATTAATCCAAATTTTTGCACATTATGAGAACCTACGGAAAAGACAGTTCAGGCAAATGGCAACTTGTCACAGATACGCCCTATGTCTGGTTGACCACACTGATCCAAACATTGCGCCTGATCACCGGGGAAAGTCCGTTTTATACGACAACCGGCATACCGGCATATCAATCAATCCGCACGCAAATTGCGCCAGATATTGCGGTCAATAACATTCAGACTCAATTTTCACCCTATTTTTCCAGTCTAATTATCAGTAAAGTGCCAACGGCATCGACTCCGACATATAATGTATCGGCAGTATTGCCAAACGGCACCCCATATCAGACGGTGGTTAGTTAAATGACGACAATAACGAACGCGGGCGCGATCCCGGATTCACCGACAACTCTGCTCAATGAAGTCATTGCGGCGGCAACACTGCTGTCACCCGGACTTACCGCCGATCTGCCGGCCTCATTAATTGAGGATCTGGCCAGCACAGCGACCGGCGCCGTCGTCGTCCAGGATCAAGGCGTTGCCGATCTGATCAATTCAATTTCCGCATTTACCGCAAATCCCCCAGTACTGTACGCGCTCGGTGCGCAAAACGGAATCACGCAGGGCGTCGGTTCTAACACGTCGGTTTATGTGGTATTCATTAGCGCAAATTTGGGCTTTGTCATCAATGCCGGGTTTGTCGTGTCGGATGGCACAAATCAGTATGTAGTGCAAGACGGCGGCATTATCCCCACATCGGGCCAGACTGTGCCGCTGTATTGCCTCGCTATCAATGCTGGATCGTTCGCGGTCCCGATAGGTACAGTCAATCAGATAATCACTTCGCTGCCATCGGGCATTGCCATCACTTGCACCAATTTAGTGTCAGGCATCCCCGGCGCATCTGCGCAAACTCTCGCAAGTTATCAGGCGCAGGTGATACAGGCCGGACAGTCAGCGGCACAGGGCATGCCCGATTTTGTTAAAACTCAATTGCAGAAAGTGCCGGGCGTTCAGGCCAATCTGGTGTCGGTTCGTCCGGTTGGCACAAATTGGGAAATTATTTGCGGCGGCGGCGATCCGTATGCTGTGGCAGGTGCGATCTACGAATCATTTTTTGATTTTTCCAATCTGGTCGGATCGACTATTTTGGCCGCGTCAATCACAAACGCATATCCGGCCATTGTGACCACAAATTTAAATCACGGCTATTCGACCGGGCAAGTCGTGCAATTTCTGAGCGCGACCGGTATGACCGGCATTAATTCAATTCCATTCACTGCAATTGTTTTGAGTGAAACAACGTTCAGCTTGAATGTGGCAATTGCGAGCATTGTCTGGGCATCAGGAACCGTCACCATCACGACCGCCGAGCCGCACGGCATTCCATCCGGAACGATTGCCGGCACGATCTATGGATGTGTGCCGACGGGCTACAATGGCGCATACACATTCACGCGAACCGGCACGACCACATTCACATATCCGCTGGCAACGAACCCCGGTGCCAGCACTGCGCTTGGCTATACCGGTTTCGACAGTACGACAAACGGCACCTATAACGCAAACACCGCAGTTGTCACGCCAAATCTGCGCAATATCTCAGTGTCAATAAATAGCTACCCGGATACGTATGTTATTCCTTTCGTCGATCCACCAGTGCAGACTGTCACCGTCGCGCTGACATGGAACACCACGTCGTCAAATTATGTCTCGAGTGTGGCGGTCGCTGCGGCGGCGCAGCCGGCCATCGCAGCATACATCAACGGGATTTTTGTCGGACAGCCGATCAATATTTTTGACATGCAGAATGCATTTACGGCATCCGTGGCAAATTTATTGCAAACCAATTTAATATCAAAAATGGTCTTTGTTGTGACAATTAATGGCATAGTCACATCGCCGTCGGCTGGAACCGGCGTAATTTATGGCGATACTGAATCATTTTTTGAAACTACAGCGTCGTCAATTTCAGTGACACAGGGCTGATATGGGATTCGGATATGTAGACGACGGATACTGGGATGACGGATATGCGACTGAATACCAGGTTGCGGCATTGCCGTTAATCGCCACACCGCCGACGCAAGTGACATTGCAGGCATATGAGTATTTGCAATATAACGACGATCCCGACATTGCCGCATTTTTTGACACGTACAACACAATCGCCGCCGGATATTTAGCGCAAATCAATACGTTAAATTTGCCCATTTATAGTCAGCAATTTGGCGCGATGCTCGACTGGGTGGCGTTTAATCTGTACGGTTATACAAGACCGGTTTTATCAGTTGGCACTGTGTCGCTATCCGGTGGGCTGTATAATTCGGATAGCTATGATGTGGAACCCTACAACACGGCAGCAATTAGCGGATCGTCGGCATTGATCTACGTCACGGATGATATTTATCAGAGGTGCCTATTGTGGAATTTGTACACCGGGGACGGTAAACAATTTACAACGCGATGGCTTAAAAACCGAGTGATGCGGTTCTTGACGATGATTAATGGTGTGATCACACCGATGGATAACACCTATCTTGTCAGCGTCGTATTCAGTGCAGGCAATAACGTATTAATTACTGTCGACTCGGCATTCGTGGCAGCGTCACCGGTCAATCAAGCGACGGCGCAGGCATTACAGGCGGCAGTCAGCGCGCAATATTTACAATTGCCATTTCAATACAATTTTTCAGTAGTTTATTAATGGGCCGATCATGTCAATATTAATTTTTGCCAATAACGCCAAGACCACGCTGGCGAACGCATTGACCAGCACATCGACGGTCATCAATCTGTCGGCTGGCACTGGATCTGAATTTCCACAGCCGGTCGGCGCTGAATATTTTGTGCTGACATTGACTGACGCCGCGACCGGTTTAATTAATGAGATTGTCTGGTGTACCAGTAGATCAGCCGACGCGCTGACGGTGACACGCGGGCAAGAGAGTACGACCGCAAAAGCCTGGTTAATTAATGACTTCGCAAGCTGCCGACCAACTGCCGGGACACAATCCGAATTTGTCCAGCCCGACCAATTGCAAGAGGGGCTTTACGGGTACACCGTGGCCGGCGGCACCGCCAACGTATTGACCGGTGCAATTGCCAGTAATCTGACTGCATTGCCCGACGGATTGCCAGTTGTCATCAAGGCCGGGTTTGCAAACACATCAACCGTCACTTTCCAATTGACATTGGGCGCCACATTGCTGTCGGCATATCCGATTGTAAAAGGCAATAATGGCGCGTTAGTCGCTGGCGATATCCCTGCGGTCGGCTATCAGATACAGGCCAATTGGTCTGCGGCATTCAATAGCTTCATTATGCAAAATCCGGCAACCGGCGTAAGCACGATACCGACCGGATCAATTTATCAATTCCCCTGCGCGGCAGCGTCATTGCCTACCGGATTTTTAATTACAAATGGCGCATTGGTATCGCGCACCACATACGCCGCGCTCTACGCCTTCGCTGTGGCGAGTGGCAATATTGTATCTGATGCAACATGGCTCGGCGGTCAATATGGGGCGTTCAGTTCTGGTGACGGATCGACGACATTCAGATTGCCACAATATGGCGGCTATTTCCTGCGAACATTGGACAATGGCAACGGCATCGATCCGAGCCGAGTCATCGGGACTGTGCAAGGCGGGCAAAATGTATCGCATAGTCACGCTGCGGCATCCACGTCCACATCCTCGTCAGGCGCCACCGTAACTGACCCTGGGCATCATCATCAATCGAATGGTATTGCCGGAACTGGGCAAGGTGCATCCGGCGCCAACACCGTGCAGCAATCAGCGGGTAGTCAATCGACAACAACTGTCGGCACTGGCGTCAGCGTCACCGTAGCGACAACTACAGGCACTTCGACCACCATAACCGCTGACGGCGGCACCGAAGCTCGCCCGATTAACGTTTCTGTATTAACATGCATAAAATATTGATAGAGGTTTATTATGTCGTTAAATTTAACATTGCGATCCGGGCAGACACATCCGCTATCATGGGCGCAGGTTGATACCAATTGGATAGCGCTGCAAAATTTTTGCAATGCGCTTGGGCAAAGTGGCACGACCACGCAGCGGGCGGCGTATACTCCACAATTTATCGGACAGCCGTGGTTCGATACGACATTAGGTTTTCAGGTAAATTGTTTAACATTGTCGCCTGCAACATGGGTTGACGCAGCCGGAGTGGTGGTATGAAAAAAATTATTATTTCGCTATTAGCGCTATTTACCATTGCGGTTCAGGCGCAGACGTTCCCGGTCAATAATTTAACGGCTGCGGGGTACATCACTGCTGTCGGAAATATCACCACATCGGGTGGTCAATTTATCGGCGCTGGAACTGGGTTGACTGGAACAGCAGCTGGATTGACCGCAGGTTCGGCCACGACAGCATCGAGCGCGATAACCGCGACGACGGCATCCAATCTCGCAGCCGGCGGTGCCGGGCAATTAGTATGCCAGACCGCAACCGGGACAACTGGATATGTTGCGCTCGGCACGAACGGTTATTTTTTGCAGGCGCAAACATCTGGCTGCCCAATATGGGTTGCTGGGTCGGCGTATACACCTGGCTCTGTGGCAATCACTGGCGGCTCGATCACCGGGACAACAATTAGTGGCTCGACCGGCGCGTTCACCACATTGTCGGCATCGTCTACGGTATCAGGTGCGGGATTTTCGACATATCTGGCGTCACCGCCAGGCATAGGTACGACGACCCCGGCAGCAGGCGTATTTCTTGGTGCAACCAATGGTGCAAACCCATGCACTGGATGCGTCGGTCAATATGTCGCAACAAATTTTGTAATAATAACTATTCCAACAAATACTGCAACAAATGTCGGCTCAATTTCATTGCCCGCAGGTGAATATCTTGTGTGGGGTGTTGTCGGAATAGGGAATACCGGCGTCACAGCAGTGCAGGCCGGTATCAGCACAACGTCCGCCACTTTCGGGGCGTTTGGCACATATGTGTCATTCAGTACGCCGAGCACGACAGGTACGCAAGCAATAGCAACTCCGTCGGTACGAGTAACCATATCAACCACGACAACGGTCTATTTAGTAGGGCAAAACACATGCGTGTCGTCGGGATCAGGTAGTCAAGGTACTATTTATTATATTCGCACTAATTAACCAACTGGAGTATTAAAAATGGACAACGATCAAACTTTACCAAAGCCAGAGACTGACATCGGCGGCGATCTTCCAGAACAACCGCACGTAGAACCAAAGCCCGATGCCGCCATTGGTGGCGATCTTCCTGAGAAGCCATAAACCATGCGCGGTTTTAAATCTCGATTGATTGCGCTGGCCGTGCTCATATGGGCGGATGCGCTATCATCTTTGGTTCTACAAACCATTCACACAAATGGCGCGTATCTGTTCGTTTGCGTGAATTTCAGCCTATTGGCGTTGCTGATCATCCTAAAAAATAAACCGACCGCGATCATGGTCGACATTTCATTGCTGATGTTTGGTCAAATGATCGTTCACGCGCTCGCCTGGTATATTTGGACATATTTTACATTCCCTTACTTTTATCATGGGGCAATAAAATTAATCGTTATAATCACCTATCTCAGACTAATTTGGATAGGAAAAAATGATGGAAACGTTCTACGACTTCCTAATTGGTTGCTATTTTGTCGTGATTATAATTTGGTCAGCCTATTTAGTGCGAAGGTTCAAAGATGAGCATAATTTCACAGATAAGGGAAGCTCTCGACAATCCAGTCGCGACGAGCGTCACAGCCGGATCGACAGCACTGATGGGCTATCTTGAACTAGCGTACCATGTAAGTCAGGATTTTCTAGGGTGGGCGTCACTGGCGCTCGGTGTGATAATCGGCATAATTGTGGTGCGTATAAAATTGGTCGAGTTAAAAATGAAGATCATGGATTTACGCATAAAACAACTTAGGAATAAACATGGCACCGAATGATTTTATTGCAAAGATTGCACCAGCCGCGCAGGCATCATTTGCGTCGACCGGCGTATTTCCATCCGTGACTATCGCGCAAGCGATATTTGAATCTGGCTGGGGTTCATCCGAATTGACTGTCAAGGCCAATAACCTATTCGGTATCAAGGCGGATTCATCCTGGACACGCGCCACACTTTCGCTGCCAACAAAAGAATTTGTCAACGGTGTCGAGGTGACAGTGCCGGCCAACTGGCGCGCATATCTGGACTGGGAAGCGTCAATTGTTGACCATGGCAATTTTTTGCATGACAATGATCGGTATTCGGGATTGTGGGCAATGACCACACCGCAGGAATTTTGCCAAGGTTTGCAAGATGCGGGTTACTCTACCAATCCAAATTATGCGCAAATGCTGATCAATGAAATGGCGGCGCGCAATTTAACACAATATGACACGGTGACGTCATGAGTCCAATTCTGATCTTAATCGCAAAATTACTTGTCGGCCTGGTGCTGTTTTGCGCATGGGTGTATCTGACATTGCATCCGCAGCCGAACCAAGACGCAATTGTGAGTTTTATTCAAATGACGCTGGGTGGCATGGTGGTTCATTTAACGTCAGGTCAGGCGACAGCAAATTTACCAACGCCACAGGTGCAAGTTATCGCGCACGTGGCACCCAGTAGCACCCAACCGGAGGAACAGAAATGAAAAAATTAATTTGTTTTTTGGCGATATTGGCATTGACCGCCTGCGCAACTACGCAGAACGCGCGGCAAAGTTATGTACAAGCATGCGCGGCGTATGGCGCCGGATTTTCAACAGCACTGCAATTGCGCGAACAAGGGAAATTGAACCCGGCGCAAATATCGGCAATCTCGGGGCTGGATGCTCAGATAACGCCGATTTGCTCAGGCCCATTGCCTGCGAACCCGGACGCTGCGACGGTGCAGATAACCTCAGCCGTGACCACACTGGCTGCGACATTGGCAATTCAACAGGAGAAAAAATAATGGACGCTTCATTAATCGAACACACAGCTATATCGACACTTGAAACAGTTGCGCCATTGTTGGCAGCATCAAATCCGGCAGTTGCGTCTGCCGCAGCGCTGGCGCCATTGGCTCTGCAATTTCTTCAAGCCGCCCAACAAATTCAGGCTGCCGGATTAATGAGCGAGGAACAACTGGCATCAACATTTGCCAGCATTGGCCAGGGTGTGCAATCTACGCATGCCGCATGGGTCGCCTTAAATGCGCCACACGCATGACACCGAAAGAATGGGCCGTGCTTGCGCAGGCGGCATATTCAGCAACACCTGACATCGGACAGGAAAATTCAGCCGCCAGGATCGTGTTTAACCACACGCCTGACGGTTTTATTTTAGCTATTCCCGGAACAAATAACGAATCGTGCGCGCTGGCAGATGTTGACGCAATCCCGCACGATGCCGGTCCGTGCGGATGGGTTCATAAGGGTATTTGGTGCGCGTTCGATTCAATATGGGGCGATGTCGCAAAGCTGGCGCCGGATGCACTGGTGGGACATTCCGAAGGTGCGGCGGGTGCAATTTACCTTGCCGCCAGATTGTGCCTGATCGGAAAAGCGCCAAAAATTGTGTACGCATGGGAATCACCCCGCACAAGTATCGACGCAAACCTAGCTGATATTTTCACCAAATATGGCGTTGAATTGCATTTGATGTGGCATGGTGAGGATATCGTGCCGACAGTGCCGCTCGCATTACCATTCATGGGATGGCGGCACCCGGTCGCATTAGAACGTTTTGGACGACCATTTCTGCCATTTCCAAACATTACCGACCACATGATGGTCAATATTATCGCTGATCTTTAACACCACACCACGTCATCAAATCGCACTGTGGTGATCGTCTCATGCACGATCCCAAATACATAAATTTTTTGGATTTTCAAATATCCATACCGCAACATGATGATGTAATTCGAAATCATGGCAATACTCCCAAATCCTGCAAGATAGATTCACAGTTTGCTGCATACCAATCATAGTCGATATCGTTCGGAAATTCATCAGGTAAAACCATGCAGGGTTGCGCGCCGTCGGATCTGCCCACAGTGTTACCATTTTTTGCGTACACGATTGTGCCGGGGCTATTTACACCATAATACCAGCGGATGACTTTGCCCAGATACTCACGCACCTGTGGATTAAAACAGGTTTGATAGGCTTCCTGCGCAGTCATTGACACGGACTCAAATGTGTCAGGTTGGTTTTTTAACCAACGTCGCCCGACTTTCAGCCACCCGTTTGCTTCCAGCACTGGGACCATATCTTTAACTAGGGCGTTTTTATCCGGACCTTCCCCCCACAATTTCACCGCGCCGCCGGCCACTTTTTGAATCGTGACAAATTTGCGGATATCGCGGCACGCTGCAATTGTCGTCCGGACTGGTGTGCCGTGGACTAGATATTTTTCAACCGCATCCGAGCAAATTTCAACATCGGGGTTTTTCTTCGCAGCTAGGCCAGATTTTGCATATTCGCCCTTGCGTTTCACATCGTCGGGCGTTTTGATCGCGTAATAATTATTCACATCGCGCGCGTACAGCGCCACATAGTCGGAAGTCTCCATTTCCAACCCGGTGCGTTTCTCCCATTCTTTGATCAGAATTTCACTTGTCGTCAGCAGATGATTTGGACATTCGATCACAATGCCGTCGGTGTTGGCCGAGCGCACAGGGATGCCGTAATACTCATGCCATTCGATCAGCATCAAAATGGATAATTGCCCGGTCAGCGTCGTCTGAATCAACATTTCAGGGGCGAAAAGTATCGAATACGGCGACCCGGTTTTGCCGAACGGTCCGGTAATTTGAATCTTGCCGCCTTCAGATCCAACTTTCGCGTCATCGTATTCGACGCATTCGGTTTGGTGGGCAGCCTTTAATCGCGCCAGTGTGGCTTTATGCACCAGGCGTTCGTCGCGGATTGCCGTATATTCTTTGGTAAATGCCGGGCCGAGCGCGGCTGGAAATTTCCCCGAATTAATCATCAATGCCGGGTAATAACTGGCCACATCGGGCATGCGTACCGTCTTGTTCGCATCACTGACGAGTATTAATTTTTGCTCTTGACTATGCAAGCCGCCGATACCCATTTTGTACGTAGTGTCTCCGAGTGTGATCGTCAGACCTTCCAGTGCGGCGGGCATACCCACGGTGGCGTTCGGATTAAGCGTAAAAACGGACAATTTGACCGCATTAAAGGCTGCGATCAGTGCGGGGTGCGTGAATGTAATAAAATCAGGCGCCGCATATTTGAACCGCAAATTTATATTTACGTCCTGCCGATACAACTTGCGCCCGAGTACATTTTCACATCGCAATTTTAAAACAGTCTCGCCAATCTGAGCGTCAGATTTGCTGCGTAGATCGAGGCCATATCGCAGACTCAACGCCCTGCGAAATTTCAATTCAGACTTCAGCCCGTCGAAAACATCCTGCAGCAACTGCAGATCGTTACCACAATAGTCGAACACGTTTTTTATTTCAGCATCACTCAGGCGCGTATCGGGTTCGTAGGGCAGATCCTGCAATCGCTTACTGTGGACACGACCGCCATATTGTTTGAGCGATCCGGCACCGGGGCATGTCTCGATGACGTCGATGTGGTCCAACGGTTCCCATTTATTTGGCAGTGCGATATCCCACGGCTTGATGCCCTGGACAATAATCTGATCATTCAGGAATTTCAATTGCTGTGGTGTGTATCCACACAGTGCGGCGTTGATCATGACAACATCGTAATGTTTGCCGTTGAAGCTGACCGCAGTAATAACATCGAACAGCCAACGAATTCTAAAACCCTGCTCAGGTGTAAAACGTTGCCCCTCGCGCAACTCAAATGAGTATCCGTTTTTAAATCGAAGTAGCCAGTAATTCGGATAGCATTCCGTGTCGTACATTATTTCGGGTTTGTTCATGATTTCGGCAACCAGCCGCGCAGATTAAAATAGGTTTCTTCGCCACGGATAACGCACCCGTTTTTCGTCAATTCAACATGGCAATTCGCAAGCGTAAAATCAGTGCGCACGCCGTGAAACTGATAGCCGGGCCAATTGGGCAGCACGGCCAGCGGGCGAACTGATTTAGCGTCGATAATTTTACGAATCTGCATATTTTTCCAATGCTCGGATTGCTTCGGCAATTTCATCGTTGAGTTTTTCAAGATTGTCAACATGCGCCTGCAACACTTTATTAAATTCTGTCGCTAACGGTTTGGACAATTTGCACAGAAAATTATCAAAGTGAATGAAAATTTCATCCGTGTCGAGTATCGCGTCTTGCAATATTCCGACCGCTTTGCACGCAGATGGATCGAATTGTTCTTCAAGCTGCAAATCAATAAAATTGACAATGTCGGCCCCGAATTGCGAACCTGCGTACATCTGCGCTTTTTGATGTTCAGATAATTTCATCACAATATCCTTTTAATCTGACTTACGTAAGTTACAACGCGATCCCAAAATACCACGATAACCGGATATTCACCAATGACCGCAGGTATGTGGACATCATCGGAATTGCGTTGCGTCACACTGCCCACAATTGCCGCAGTGTCGAATTCTTTACCATCGATACATCTGATCATTTGCGCCTCACTTAAAAAATCGCCCGGTCACGCATCACAGCAACCGGGCGCAAAATTACGCTATCGTCATCAGACTATTTTGAATCAACAATTCATCCGTGTATCCGGCATTGATATACTGTTCATACGTACCCTGCGCGGTCGATGTCATGCGTTTGACTGGCTGGGCAATAATTGCAGCAGGCAGTGCCGGGACGCCACCGAGCGGCACGATTGCCGGACCACCGGTATGCAAGAATGCCGGATTTGGCACGACTGGCAATTGTGGAATACCTGACGGAGCAAGTGCTGGCGCTGCCTGTTGCAACGGTTGATAACTTGCCACGGTGGCAGGCAATGCACCAAGTCCAGGAAGTGCGGCGAGTCCAGGAAGTGCGGCGAGTCCAGGTAATCCAGGAAGTCCGGCAACCGGACTGGCCGCAGCAAAGCCGCCAATTGGGACCGATGACGCACCGGCAGGCATCGCCACGCCGCCGAAACCTGCCTCGGACACATCTGGCCCCGACACAATTTCTTCGCCGTATGCGACCCATGCAATCATGCGCGGATTGACATAAATGCCTGCGGATTCAGCCGGTGCATTGTCTGTCAGTTCAAGATTGACCTGGACGTAATGACCACACTTGACGAAATCATCCTCGCCGACAATTTGCACCCATTGCTGCGACTGATCTTGACGAAACAGGCGGGGCGCTTGCATGCTGGTTGAAATTGATATGATCCAATGCCCAACATTGTGCGGCGTGGAGTTTGGCGCGCGGCCTTTTTTATTCGGCATGGCGCTATCGCCATCGGTCACTTTCCACGCAAAGTCAGGGCGCTGAAATGCTCCATTTGGAAAACCGCGCTGGGCGACTGCGAGGAAGTGCTGCCCCCATGACTCTTGCGTAAAATGCGCGCAACCGGGTGTTTTGGCAATGGCTAAACCGAACGCCCATTTTTTGGTAGGCTTGCCTTTATTGGGGCCGGATTTGACGATCAACGGATTGCCATCTTTGTCCGTCGTTTGTGGAGTGTAGACACTGCCCCAGACAATGCGACCGACTGGCGTGGTGAAAATTGCTGAATTCTTTGTGCTCATGATTTATCCTTGGACATATTGCGGGTTAAGACGACGAAATTCTTTACGTGAAAGTACTGGCGTAAGGAAGTGAAACCGACCGGGTTTGCGGACAACACCGGCGATTGTTACAGATTGATATGTGTGCGGAGGCGAATACTTCCCCATGACTGCCAGCACACCTTCGATATTGACGTTCATGATTGAAATGCCTTTTTGACTAAGAGATTATCGATAGGAACAAGTTTAATTTCACCGTTAGATTGACCGCTATACGAATCAATTAAATCAGGGTCCAGTTTTTTTAATGCTTTCGCCTGGGTCGGTGTGACGACTTCGGGCGGTTTTAATAAATCAACACCGAACATAGTGCCGAATGCTGCAATTTCAGGTACAGATTTAATCCAGATGCGACGTGATTTTGTCGCTTCTAACTGATAGAACGGTACGACTGCACCATTGCGCAACAGTGATTTGGCCTGCTCAATCAAACCACGCTCACGCATTTCCAATTTACCGATCGCCCGTTGAACTGAACGCAACTCATGACCGACCTGAATTTCGCTCAATTCAAACGGGATCGATTCATCGCTGGTATCAACACCACGCATCGCGTCAGATTGCAGAGCTTTGCACACATGTGACGCCGTACAGTATTCGCAATGATCACCTGTGGTCACCGGCGCATCAGGGCGCACCGCCAATTCAGCACTGGCGCGCAGTTGATTGAAATGCCCACGCAAGTGCGACATGGTAATTGTCCAGCGACGCACTTGCCCGTCAGGGTGATAACTACGCGGCTGAACAATGATAAATTCGACTTGCGTGAACTGATCAGCATGACCATCGATTTTTAATTCATCGATAATGCCGCAGGCGTAATCCATCAACTGCCAGTTTTCAAACACTTCGACAAACGCGTGCCCATATTTGAAATCCACAATGGTCAGTAATCCTGGTCGATATGCCCAAAAATCCGGCGTCCCCCAGTTTTGCTCATGTACGTATGGAATGGCAACGGGCGCCTCGCATACTGCGCGAATTACTGTGGGATCTTGCAAAATATCTGCAATAACACCGTGACATAAATTAACACCATTTTCCATTTCAGAATCAAGCGTCACGCCATTTTCAGCAACCTGCCCGAGCGCAACCGGGCGACCATAGACCAGTTCTTTCAAAAACCAATGCGCGCCAGTCCCTTCGGTCGCCGTCGGGCTGTCGGCAGGCTCAGGATACAAGTGCTGCATCTTTGCCGAACCGGCGCAATTTACCCACACGGATGCGGACGACGGCGCTAAAAATGCGTGCTGGCTCATGATGCGAGTGACGCCAGTTGCTGACAACGGAACAGCACATTTTTAAACAGATCAGGACGTGCAGCTAACATACTGAATTGCGGCACACCGGACTCGGCACAAATTTTAGTAATCTGATCGTTCGTGATGCGCTGTGTAGATAACATCCCGGTCAATTCTTGGATCATGACGGGCCATGTCAGAACATCAGAATTGAACGCTGGCGCAGGTATGGAAGCTGGCGTCGGTGCGGCCAGCGCACCACGCAATTGTGCTTCGACGGTTTGGATCACTGACTTGTCCGCGCCGCGCTTATAACGCCATGAGCCATCCTGATTTTTTTCCTTCGATGACGAATGGATGTCGGGATGCCACGGGAAGCCATTTTTATCCGTGTCGCCGTGGACAGGGTTTGAAAGAATCGCAACCGGTGGATTTGCAAACGCCGGTATGTTGGAAACTGCTGCAGATGGTAACGATACGCTCGGCAGTTGAGAAGTAATTGGGGCAATCGGCGACAGAGCGGCAACGGCAATGCTGGATACAGGCGCCGTGCCGAATGCCACGTTTGGGTCGAATGACTCCGGCAGCGATTGAATCAGAGTTGACGGTTGTACATGCGCATGCTTCGCAATAATCGGATTGACATCAGCGCCAGCAGCAGGTAAATCGAGAGGGTCAATTGCGCTCAAAAGTGCGGCATTTACGCCAGACTTCAAATTTATGAGATTTAATATCTCACGTTCCAAATCCGTGAGTTTATTCACGTCATTAATTGTAATTTGCATTTCGAATTCTCCAGTAAGTTAGTAATGCCGTTGCATTTTGACGATGCCGTCAATGTTTGTCAAGCGCTATTTGCACAATTTTAATTTAGCCGACCGCAAGTCGGAATTGTTCCACCATTTGACCGCATCGGCGGCATTACACTCATGCCGCACAATGACAGTCTCGACCGGTACGTTTTTGACCACATTGACAATTTCAGGGGGCGCGCGATGCCCGAAGAAATACCCGATGCATCCAGCGGCCAAAATATATGCGAAAAAATCAATGCGCCTCATATTTTTAAATACTTCGCTAGGTTGGTCAAAATTGCAGCCTCGCTGCCGGGAATGACCGGATGATGCGGATTGTGCGATGCGCTGTAAAATGGATGCGCCTGCCAATTGAATCCCAATTTATGCTGTGCGGCACGGATGCGGATCGAGTTACGTTCTTGAAGTGTAGGCATAATTATTTTCTCCGGTTTATGTTGACAACGACTGCAGATTAAAATATATTGACGGCTCTGTCAACAATTATTTTTATATGACCCATCTCCGCAACTTCCAACAGGTTTTAAAAGACCATATCTTTATTGCGTGGCAAGATCCACACCTGCGCAAATTGATGCCGGTGCTACCAACTGGCGGCGGCAAAACCGTCGTCGTGAGTGACTGCGCCATCACGCTGAATGAACCAGGTGCATTCATAGCGCACCGTGCCGAGCTGACAGCACAAATGTCGCTCGCTATTGCCCGCAACGGCATCAGGCACCGCATCATCGGACCGGAGAAATTACAAAAAATTATCATGCAAATCCATCTGCGCGAACTGGATAATAATTACATTAATCCGCATAGCAAATGGGCAGTTGCTGGTGTGGATACATTGGCGAAAGTGTCGCCGAGTGATCCGATATTTACACAGTCTCGATTTTGGGCAATTGATGAAGGTCATCACGTCCTACAAAAGAATAAGTGGGGTAAGGTCGCTGCCATGTTCCATAAGGATTGCTTTGCCCTGATGCCCACAGCAACCCCGATCCGGGCTGATGGTATGGGGTTGGGCGCCGACGCCGACGGTCTGGTGGATGAAATGATTATCGGACCCGGCATGCGTGATCTGATCAATCAGGGCTATTTGTGTGACTATCGGCTGATCTGCCCGCGCAATGACCTGGACATGAGCAAGGTGCACCACTCGGCAGACGGTGATTTTAACCAGATCGAAATGCGCGACGCGGTGAAAAACTCGCAGGTCATCGGCAATGTTGTGCGCGATTATCTGAAATTTGCCAAGGATATGTTGGGCGTGACATTTGCCGCCGACATCGAACAGGCTGGCGATATTAGTCGACGTTTTAATGCAGCGGGCATCCGCGCCGAAGTGGTCACAGGTAACACGCCGGCAGACGTGCGCGCCAGCATCCTGCGCAGATTTGCACAGCGCGAAATTATGATGTTGGTCAACGTGGATCTGTTCGGCGAAGGGTTCGATTTACCAGCGGTTGAAGTTGTCATTATGGCGCGGCCAACTGAGTCATACAGTCTCTACGCGCAGCAGTTTGGCCGCGCATTACGCATCATGGTTGAATCGCGCTTAAATTCTACATGGCATACATTTACCGACTTTGAACGCCTGGCCCACATTGCCGGATCGCGCAAAAGGTCTGCGCTAATTATCGATCATGTGGGCAACTGGAAGCGCCACAATCTACCTGACAAACCCCGGATTTATACACTCAATCGACGTGAGAAACGGGCGCCCACAATTGACGAGGATATTTTACCGTTACGTAATTGTGCCGAATGCAGTCGACCATATGAAAAATCATACAAGGCTTGTCCGCATTGCGGATACGAGCACATCCCGGCGTCACGCGACAGTCCGGCAGAGGTTGACGGTGATATGAATGAGGTATCGCCACAAATGCTGGCGCAGCTACGTGGCGACATTGCGAAGCTGGATAATCCGATGGTTGTGCCGCGTGGATTTAACGATATCATTGTCCGATCTCTGCAAAATAAGCATTACGCCAAACAGCAAGCCCAATTTGATTTACGTCAAGCGATGATGTTATGGGGCGGTCATCAGACGGCACTCGGCAGACAGGTCGATGAAGCACAGCGCCGGTTTTATCATCTGTTCAACATCGATGTGTTGTCGGCGCAGGCTTTGAATGCAAAAGATGCCGAAGAACTCAAGGCTCGAATTTTATTAAAATTAAAGGAGTGTGGGCTATGAAGCACGTTTTAGGATTATCTGGCGGGAAAGATAGCACATGTCTTGCGTTAGCAATGCGAGAACGTCACCCCGAATTAGATATTGAATATATTTGTACGCCGACAGGCAACGAATTGCCGGAATTGTTTGAACATTTAGACAATCTTGAAATTTTGTTAGGGAAACCGATCAAACGCCTTGGCATCGGTAAAAATTTACATGAATTGATTGATGAAATTGGAATGTTGCCAAATTTTCGCGCACGCTGGTGCACTCGGATTTTGAAAATCGAGCCGACAATTGAATACATGAGTAAGTTGCCAGCAGGATCGGTTTTGTATGTCGGATTGCGTGCTGATGAAGAAGACCGCGAAGGCATTTATGGCGAAGATGTTAAAAGCATTTTCCCGTTTAAAGAATGGGGATGGAATGAAGCAGACGTGTGGAAATTCCTAGATGATCGAAAAATAAAAATCCCGGTGCGCACCGATTGTGGCGATTGTTATCATCAGCGAATTATTGAATGGCGTAATTACTGGCGCGATCATCCAGATCGCTTTGCCGAATCAATTGCCATCGAAGAACGCCATGGTCACACATTCAGATCGCCAGGTCGTGACACATGGCCTGTAAAATTGATCGATCTAGGCAAAGCGTTCGAGTCTGGCCGTAAAATTCGCGGTGAAGGCAAACAAAATGAGCGCGGGTCGTGCCGAGTGTGCTCGCTATGAGAATTTTATTAAAATTAGCAGTTGACGGAATTGTCAATCGTAGGCAATAATGCGCTCATGAATGAGAACCCCATACAACAACGTGTCCGATTACTTGCCGCAAATTCAGGCTGGCTATTGTGGCGAAATAATGTCGGTGTTTATATCGACAAGCGCGGCATCCCGGTGCGCTACGGACTTGCCAACGATACATCAGCGATGAATAAGCGCATCAAGTCTGCCGATTTAATTGGTATCAGGCCAGTATTGATCACACCTGACATGGTGGGTAAAATTATCGGACAATTTGTCAGCATTGAAGTAAAACGCAGCGATTGGAAACCCGGCGCAGATCCCGAACGCGAACAGGCTCAGCAACACTGGGCCGACATCGTCAACGAACAGGGCGGTTACGCCAAATTTAGTACAGGAGAACTATGAAAACCGACACACTCATTAAATCCGACATGGTTGACAAGGCGCTCGCGCTGGCCGTCAAGATCGGATTTGCAAACCTCACACGCGCCAATATTAGCGAGGCGTGCGGCATCACCCCGTCGCTGGTCAATCATCGATTTGGCACCATGACCGAAATGCGACGAACCATTGCCCGAGCGGCCATCCACACCGAGACGCTGCCCGTCATCGCTGAACTGGTGGCAACAAAAAGCCCGTTAGTTAAAAAGATATCCGACTCGCTCAAAGCGCGCGCCATCGCGCAATTATAAAATGCATAACTTAGTTACGGCGTTAGGCGCTTCGGGCGCACTGCGCGGCTTTGCCTACTTTAAACAGTTTATCGTCTGCCAATATGTGCCAGATGAAAAACGACCTGGCAAAACGCATAAATTTCCTATTCATCCGACGCACGGGTATCGTACCGACGCGCACGATCCGGCGATATGGATTACTGCCGATGAAGCGATCAATATCGCCACACTGTTTGGCCCAGGTTACGGCGTAGGATTTGTATTTACCGAGCAAGATCCGTTTTGGTTTATCGACGTGGACGAATGCATTACTGCCGAGGGATATGGCCCAATTGTCAGTGAGCTGGCTGCGTTATTTCCCGGCTGCGCTGTGGAAATTAGCCAGTCTGGTCGAGGGTTGCATTTTTTTGGTATGGGGCGCGCGACGGATGATCGGCGTGTAAAAGATAAAACCAACAAATTGTTTGATCTGTTCACCAAATTGCGTTTTGTGGCGCTCACTGGCGTCGGCGCCGTCGGTGCGGTCGATGCCCACAATTACAGTGACAATCTTGCCGAGCTGGTCAAGCGTCATCTGATGCGCGATCCAAACGAAACCGACAGCGGGTGGACGACGGAACCCTGCGATGAATGGCATGGCCCGGACGACGACTCTGCGCTCATTCAACGGGCATTGCGGTCACAATCCGCATCGGCAGCATTTGGCAATAAGGCAAGTTTTGCCGATTTGTGGAATGCCGACATTGTGGCGCTCGGCAAATGTTTCCCGCATCCGACTGAACCCTACGGATACAGTGAGGCCGACAGCGCGCTCGCCATGCACCTATCATTTTGGACCGGTAAAAATTGCGAGCGCATCCAGCGCATCATGATGCAGTCGCAACTCTACCGGCAGAAATGGGAACGTGAGGATTATCTACCGCGCACCATCAGGGCAGTCGTTCGCCTGTCGCATGACGTACTGACCGACAAACATCCCGAACCGGCACAAGCGGTCGAGTCAGGCGACATTGAAAACCCCGTGCCAAAGATGGTCGAGGGAAATGTCTATCTGGGCGCACAGGAGCAGATCAACACATTCAAGGGGTGCATCTATGTCCAGGACATGCACCGTATCATGGTCCCGTCTGGCAACCTGCTAAAGCCGGATCAATTTCGCGTTGCATATGGTGGGTTTATGTTTCAGATGGATGTGGAGAATCGCCGATCGAGCCGCGATGCGTTCGAAGCGTTCACACAGTCGCAGCTCTACCGTGCGCCGAAGGTTGACACGTCCACTTTTAGGCCAGATTTAAAATCAGGCATGATCATCAACACGGGCGGCATGACGCGGGTCAATTCTTATGTGCCGATCAACATGCCGCGTCGGGTCGGTGATCCCGCACCATTTTTAAATCATTTGCGCAAGCTGTTGCCTGTTGAACGCGATGCCTTAATTTTACTGTCCTACATGTCTGCCGTCGTTCAATACAAGGGCGTTAAATTCCAATGGTGCCCATTCATCCAGGGCGTTGAAGGTAACGGCAAATCACTATTTAGTCGTTGCGTAGATTACGCGGTGGGCGATAAATATTCACATTGGCCGAAAGCCGACCAGATTCATAAAAATTTCAACATGTGGCAATTGAATAAGATCTTTATCGCTGTGGAAGATATTTGCATCAGTGAGTCAAATAAATCCGTGTGGGAATTGTTGAAACCGATGATCACCGGGGAAAAGCAATCAATTGAGCCGAAAGGTGTGGATGCGGCAACCAGGTACGTATGCTGCAATTACATCCTGAACGGCAACAGTAAAAACGGTATCCCTAAAACACAAAATGACCGAAGGGCGGCGCCGCTATTTACCGCACAGCAGTCAAAACCGGATCTGGTGCGCGACCACATTACTGCTGACTACGTGACGGGTTTATATAACTGGCTCAAAAATGAAGATGGTTACGCCATCGTGTCGGAATTACTGCACACGTTCCCCATACCGCCAGAATTTAATCCTGCCGGCGCATGCCAGGTGGCACCAATCACCAGCAGCACTGACGAAGCCATCAGCGAGTCGCAAGGGTTGATCGACCAGGAAATATTAGAAGCCATCGCACAAGGTCAGGAAGGTTTCTGCGGCGGGTTTATTTCATCGATTGCGCTGGATCGGCTGATCGACCGTCGCCACACCAACAACAAAATTGCACTCAACCAGCGTCGCACCATCCTGCAGCGACTTGGTTATGACTGGCATCCCGCGTTACATCAGGGGCGTGTCAATAATATCGTGCTGCCGGATAACGGCAAACCACGACTTTACATCACAAAATTCTCCCCGCATTACGGTCTATCCAACGCCGCCGATGTTGCGCGTGCGTACACGGATTCACAAATATCTAGCCTGTTACAATTTAATTGTTGACGGCTCCGTCAACTTTATTTAATCTACGTGCATCAACTAAACAAACCGGAGATTAAATAATGAAAATTACAGTAACTTGCTCACGCTGCCGAGGTTCTGGAAATTACAGTTTTAATTTACTCAAAGGAACAGTTTGTTTCGGATGTGGCGGAAGCGGTTATAAATTGGTTGATGAAGCAAAGCATGAAGCCGCAATTGTTAGAAAACAAAAGGCTGATACATTGTCTAAATTGACACGCGAACGCCGCGCAATTATTGCAGCGCAAGTGAAAGCCGAATTAGAAAAAGAATTTGGATTTTTGGCCGACACCGATCTGGCAATGTTTAATTTAGTTTCAGAATGCCAACGAGTACACAAATGTACACCCGGCGATATCGTTCAACAGCGCCTCGCAGCCAAATAACCCAGGAGATTAAATAAAATGACACAATCTAAAACAAGCCTAGTCCTGTGCACATGCCGCGCTGATATGACATCTAAAAATGGTTTTAAATGGCCTGCGGTCGGCGAGGTCGCAACTGCGCCTGATTGGAAACCTACACCTGAATGCGGAAATGGCCCGCATGGTTGGCTATATGGTCAAGGTGATTACTCATGTGGTGAGTATCTGGATGAAACAGCGAAATGGCTTGTCGTCGAAGTTATTACCAAAAATATTGTGATGATCGGCGGAAAATGCAAATTTGAACGCGGAGTTGTTCGATTTATCGGTGATAAAAAATCAGCAACTGACTTCCTGATCGCTAATGAGCCGCAATCTGCGAGAGTTGCTGTAATTGGCGCAACTGTAATTGTCGGAGATACAGAAAACGCATTGACTGGCTATAAAGGCACAGCCACAGCGGGCGCGTACGGCACAGCCACAGCGGGCTATAAAGGCACAGCCACAGCGGGCTATAAAGGCACAGCCACAGCGGGCTATAAAGGCACAGCCACAGCGGGCGATATCGGCACAGCCACAGCGGGCGCGTACGGCACAGCCACAGCGGGCGCGTACGGCACAGCCACAGCGGGCGCGTACGGCACAGCCACAGCGGGCGCGTACGGCACAATTTGCATTCAAGATTGGGATTCAAAAAATG